GTCCATAGAGCACCGAGTTCTGGTGGACTTTGATATACAACAAGTTCACGCAACTCAACACTCATCTGCTCTAATTTCTTTTTCATTAGGACACGTTGTAACGCACGTTTACCTATACTAGCATCACCTTCGTAGATGTGTGTTTTAGCATACTTTTCTTCTTCCTCTAGAATAGTTCTACACTTGTAAAAAGCATCAAAGAATTCACCAATCTTTTCACCAATTTCGGTATAGATATCATCCGTTTCACCACCCTTTTTATTGAGTTCGATGATTTCATTTTTCTTCTCAATGTAGGCTTTTTTCTGCTCGGCTGAAGCAGGTTTATCTTTGTGATTGGCGTGGAACTGCTTGTCAAGGTCGTCTAATACTTCCTTAACATTTCCTGCGGCACCTTTGATATCTTTGTATAGCTGGCAACCTTTTTTTACGGCAGATACAGCCGCATTTGCCATTGCAAATAGCGTAATTGGATCCATTACATCCTATGTGATAATTACCTAAACTTAATAATAAATACATGGTAAAAAACAACATAAAACACTTGACCTCCAACTAAAATTCATATATAATAGATGAACTATCTATTTATGCGTGGTTAGTTTAATGGTAGAATTAGAGCCTTCCAAGCTCAAGACAGGGGTTCGATTCCCCTACCACGCTCCAACATTATAAGGTTTATTATGATTCAAATATTGAAATTAGTTACAGGTGAAGAAGTTTTAGGTGAAATTACCAAAACCGATAAAATTATTACAGTTAAAAATCCGGTAGGTGTCGTTGCCGTTCGTGGCAAAGATGGTCAACCAAACATAGGATTCTCACCGTTTCCACTACATGCCGATCCAGTCAAAGATTTAACTATTGACTTTTTGATTGAATCTGTAGTATACTCCTATACACCAGCACAAGATTTTATTGACAACTACAATCAAATCTTCGGTTCAGGCATCGTACTTCCAAAACCAAAAGAAATTATTCTAGGATGAACTTCTACACAAGCGTTCACGTTATCGGCAATAACGTAATGTTTCGAGGTATTAGGAATGGTAAAAGAGTCAAACAGAGAATTGAGTACTCACCATCTTTATATCTTGAAACAAAAAAAGATTCCAAATACAAAAGCCTACAAGGCCTGAACCTAGAGCAAAAAAAATTCGAAACTATCCGTAATGCTAGAGACTTTATGGATGGTTGGAGAGATGTATCTAATGCTCCTAAGATATATGGACAGGCTCGTTTTGAATATGCTTATATCACAGACCATTATACTGGTTTGATTGATTACGATTTTGAACACGTAAGAGTTGCCGTAATTGATATCGAGGTCGGTTCAGAGAATGGTTTTCCTGACCCATACGAAGCGACAGAACCCATCACAGCGATTTGTATTCAATGGATCAATGGTAAGACCTATGTGTTTGGTTGTGGCGACTATAAGACTAAAGGTGACGAAATCTATGTGAAGTGTAAAGATGAATATGAACTTTGTAAAAAATTCGTAATGTTATGGGCTGAAGACCCACCAGACATACTATCTGGTTGGTATATGAAAGACTTTGACGTACCTTATCTTGTCAATCGTTTTAGACGTATTGTAGGTGATGATTTTGCAAAACAATTATCCCCATGGAACATAATCAAAGAACGTAAGACTATTAATAACGGTAAACAAGTTCTTTATTATGAATTGCTTGGGGTTTCTTGTTTAGATTATATTGATTTATACAAATGGTATGCTCCTAATGGTAAGTCACAAGAAAACTATCGTTTAGAAACTATTGCACAAGTTGAATTAGGTGAAGGTAAGTTATCCTATGATGAATATGATAATTTGCACACATTATACAGACTCGACTATCAAAAGTTTATTGAATATAATATCAAAGACGTTGGATTAGTAATGAGACTTGAAGAAAAGTTGAAATTACTTGAACTTGCAATTTCTTTGACCTATGATACCAAATCAAATTACGATGATGTGTTTGCACAGACTCGTATGTGGGATGCATTGACTTATTCTTACCTAAAAGAGAAAGATATCATTGTACCACCACGTATTGTCNAAGATAAGNACATGGCATTTGAAGGTGCTTATGTGAAAGAACCGCAAGTAGGTTTCCATGAGTATGTTGTTTCATTTGACTTGAATTCTCTGTACCCACATTTGATGATGCAGTATAATATAAGTCCAGAAACTCTTATCGAGCCTGAAGAATATGATGATGAAATGCGTGCCGTAATTTCACAAAACATTAATGTTGATAAACTTTTATCTAAGAGCATTAATATGTCCGCTTTACCAAATGATGTTGTGTTAACCCCAAATGGTCAATTTTTCCGTAAAAATATTCGTGGTTTCTTACCACAGATGTTGGAAGAGATGTATGAAGATAGAAAGAAGTTTAAGAAATTATACCTGCAAGCAAAACAAGAACTAGAAAACGAAAAAGATGTTTCTAAACAATATGAAATTGAAAAGAAAATTGCAAGATATAACAACTTACAATTAGCAAAGAAAGTTGGTCTTAACTCTGCATACGGTGCTCTTGGTTCTCAGTACTTTCGCTTTTTTGACCTTCGGTTGGCTTTGGCTGTTACTACGGCTGGTCAGTTGAGTATTCGTTGGATTCAAGATAAGATTAATGATTACATGAACAAACTGTTAAAGACAGAAACTGATTATGTAATTGCATCAGACACCGATTCAATCTATTTGAGACTTGGGGATTTGGTCAAAAAAGTTTATGGTGTTGATGGTGAAGTATCTTTACCTAAAACTAAGATAATCGACTTTATGGACAAGGTTTGTAGAGACAAACTTGAGCCTTATATTGATAAGTCTTATAAAGAACTCGGTGATTATATGCAAGTGTTTGCACAAAAGATGCAAATGAAACGTGAATCACTTGCCGACAAGGGTATGTGGACTGCTAAGAAACGATACATTCTTAATGTGTATGATAACGAAGGTGTACGATATAATGAACCTGACCTTAAGATTATGGGTCTAGAAGTTATTAAATCNTCNACACCATCCGCTATCCGTNTTAAGATGAAAGAGATGATTGCATTGATAATGAAAGGTACCGAGAAAGATATTCAAAAGTTTATCAAAGAATTCAAGAAAGAATTCAAAGCGATGCCAGCAGAAGAGATTTCTTTCCCAAGAGGTGTAAATGGAATACGAAACTATTCTAATTCTGGTAGTCAATTGTATATTAAAGGTACACCGATTCATGTCAAAGGAGCTATTCTCTATAATCACTATCTAAAAGAAATGAAACTTACCAAAAAGTATGAATTGATTAAAGAAGGTGAGAAGATTAAGTTTACTTATCTGAAAGAACCTAATCCTTTCAAANATTCGGTAATATCATTTCCTAGTCGAATTCCTGCCGAGTTTGGGCTTGACAAGTATATAGATTATGAGTTACAATTCGAAAAGACGTTCTTAGGACCTATGCAAACAATTTTAGATTGTGTTGGCTGGAGGGCTGAGAAACTTAATACGCTAGAAGGATTCTTTAAATGATTTTTTTAACTTTACTTACCGCTTTATCTCTTTCTGGTGTAGCGGCATACTATTCAGTAATAGGACTTACTGCTATTTTTCCTGGTTCTTATTGGCCTATTATTGTGATGGGTTCTGTATTTGAAATCGCAAAACTTGTTACAATATCATGGACATATAGAAATTGGGAGACTGCACCAAGAAGTCTTAAAGCACCATTTGTAACAGCAGTCGTTATTTTGATGTTTATTACATCAATGGGCATCTTTGGGTATCTTTCAAAAGCACACCTAGAACATTCAGCAGACCTAGGTCCTATCGTTGATAAAGTGGCAATCNTTGATGAGAACATAAAAGTTGAAAGGGAAAACATTGAAGCTAACCGTAAAAATCTCAAACAAATGGATGATAGCGTTGAACAAATTATGGGTAGAACGGATACAGAAAAAGGTGCCGAGAAATCCAATTTTATACGCAACAGTCAGAAAGCAGAACGTAGCCGTCTACTTGGAGAAATCACCGTTTCGCAACAGAAGATTGCTATTCTCAATACTGAGAGAGCACCGATTGCGAACGAGCTTAGAAAGGCCGAGTCGGATTTTGGGCCGATAAAATATATTGCAGAGTTAATCTATGGCTCTGGTGACAGAGATGTGATTGATAAAGCAGTTCGTCTAGTCATAATGTTAATTATGATTGTGTTTGATCCGTTAGCAGTTCTACTTTTAATTGCCGCTAATCGTTCTATCAAAGAACAATATGATGAGNTGTCAGTTAAGAAATGGTTCAAAAAAGAAGAAATAAAAGAAGAACAAAACCTAACAACGGTTGTAAATCCGGTAACACCCAACATATCAACACCTCCGTTGACAGTTCAAGTTGATAAAGAAAACATAGCAAATATAGCATCACCTGGAGTTGCATCGACTACATATGATTATTCAGTTCCTTTTGCGTTTGAAAAAGCAAAAGATATAGCAAGTGGTAAGTTTTAATAGGAGAACATTATGGGAAAANCGTTAGAGAAAGCAACAATTGGCGAGAAGTTGGCTAAAGTGAATGATAGTTTTACTGTCAANATGTATGACAATGGTTTTATGTTTGAAATCTCTGGACGTGATAGTGCAGATGACTGGAAAAGCGCAAAGATTGTTGTGAACACAATTGATGACCTAGTAGACTTAATCAATGAGGCACAAACTCTACCAAGAGATTAATATATGAGTATACTTGAGAAGTTAAAGAAGAACAGCAGTATCAAGGAATCTGCCGTTCTTTCTAAATCTAAGTTCTTCACAGAGAAGGACATGATTCCTACTTCAATTCCAATCATCAACGTTGCACTTAGCGGTGCACTTGATGGTGGGTTAACACCAGGCCTCACAATGTGGGCCGGTCCTTCAAAGCATTTTAAAACTGCTTTTAGTCTTTTAATGGCAAAATCTTACTTGGACAAATATAAAGATTCGGCTTTATTATTCTATGATTCTGAGTTTGGAACTCCTCAATCTTATTTTGATTCCTTCGGTATTGACACTAATCGTGTCCTCCATACTCCTCTTACTGACATTGAACAGTTGAAGTTCGATATAATGCAACAGTTAACTCAATTAGAACGTAAAGATAAACTGATTATCATTATTGATTCAATCGGTAATCTTGCATCTAAGAAAGAAGTTGATGATGCACTAGAAGGTAAGTCGGTTGCCGATATGTCTCGTGCAAAACAAGTTAAATCATTGTTTAGAATGGTCACACCACACTTGACAATGAAAGATATACCTATGATTGTTGTAAATCATACCTACAAAGAAATTGGCATGTTCCCTAAAGACATTGTGGGTGGTGGAACTGGAAGTTATTACTCTGCCGATAATATTTTTAT